TCAAATTGAGATTATGAATCAACTTGAGAGGTATCTTACTGATTCTATTGCTATGGAGTCTGCACAGGAAAACATCGAGCATCTTCAGAGTATCGTTTTAGATATTGAAGAAAAGGTAGACCTAAAAGATACTAGTACAAATATGAGAAAAATGGAACTCTTTGAACCAGTTGAAGAGCTGGAGAGGTTTGTTCCTCTTGGGTTGAACCACGACTTCGATCGTCTTCAATCCTTTGGCCCGTCCGACTTTGTACTTGTAGGAGGCAAACGTGGTGCCGGTAAATCTATTACTTGTGCGAATATTGCTACGAATGCTTATGAGACAGGGCATTCGGTAATCTATTTCACTATTGAGATGACTTCTCGTAGCATTATGCAGCGTTGCTGTTCTATTTCTACGGGTGTTCCTGCCGCCGCCCTCCGTAATCGAAATCTTTCGATTGGTGAGTGGGAACAAGTCGCTCAATGGTGGTCTCAAAGATTCGAGGATGGCGAGAGAGCACTTTCTCGCTATCTCTCGCATCGAGATTTTGATAAGTATCATACTGAACTCACTGCCAAGCCACTTCGAGAAAAGCAGCTTGATATTGTTTATAGTCCTTCTTTAACGCTTGCGAATATTCGTACTGAGCTAGATAAGAAAGTAGCAAAGCTACAACCTCGTATTGTTGTAGTGGATTATATTAACCAGGTCAAACGTTCGGCTGTAGGAAACAGTCGTATGGGTCAATATGACTGGACTGAGCAGATTGAAGTCAGTAAAGCTCTTAAAACTTATGCACAAGACTATGGTGTAGTTATGGTGTCTCCTTATCAAATCGACGCTACAGGTGAAGCTCGATTTGCCAAGGGTATACTTGATGCTGCTGATGCGGCATTCACTCTTGATGCGCACTCTAAAGAGGATAATGTTATCAGCTTTAATTGTTCGAAAATGAGAAATAGTGATGAAGTAAGTTTTACTTCTACAATGGATTGGGCTTCTCTGCGTATTGGCCCTGAAACTGGTTACATCAAAGATGATGATGAAGCTTCGGAAGAGGTTTACGAATTATGAAAAAACTATGGACTATTTGGACTTATGCTTTGGGCGGTTATTCAGACGATAAGACTGAACCGTATGATAGCTATATTACATTACTACGAACTGTAATTGTAGGAGTAAATTTTATTACTTGCTTCTTTATCATGTCTGGCGTGGTGCATCACTGGTGAGTGCAGTAATCGATCTATTAGAAGAGCGGGGAATCTTTTATAAGTTGTCAGGAAATGACGTGCTTATAAAATGTCTCAATCCAGAGCATGATGATGGAAACCCAAGTATGCGTATCGACAAAGTACTTGGTGTATTCCACTGTTTTTCTTGCGGATACAAGGGCAGTCTTTTCAGACACTATAATGTAGACTATAGTGAGACTGCGGTAAGACGTGAGAAGCTCAAGAGACTAATTTCTAGTATTCGTTCTTCGGGTGTTGGTCTTTCTATGCCGGAAGGTTATATGCCTTACATCGGCAACTGGAGAGATATAAAGCCGGAGACTTATAAAAAGTTCAATGCTTTTCGACATCACGAGTCGCATTTTATTGGTAGAATTAATTTTCCAATTACAGATGCTAGTGGTAGGATAGTAGCTTTTCAAGGCAGAGATGAGACAGGAACACTAGATAATAAGTATATGTTCTATCCTAGCGGCGTCAAGCTACCCTTGTTTCCACAAGTTCGCCCACTACAGGGGCGTGTTATTTTAGTGGAAGGTATATTTGATATGCTCAATCTCCACGACAAAGGACTAGAGAATACAATATGTTGCTTTGGTGTGAAGAACTTTAACGAGAATAAGTTTAATTATTTAAAGATTTCAGGTGCTACGGGCCTTGACCTGCTCTTCGATGCTGACTCAGCCGGAGAAGCGGCTGCAGAACACGTAAAGAAACTAGCGGGAGACTTTCCGGTAAGAGTAATTAATTTAAGGTCTGGTGACCCCGGCTCGCTACACGAAAAACAAGTAATAGGATTGCGGAGAAAATTATATGGCTGAGATAGCCTTAATAGAAACAAAACCAAGCAAAAACGATTATGTGCGACTATTCGACAATGAGTTCGAGTTCGATCGTTTTTCGCTTACCTCTAATCCCAGTCTCTCAAAAGTATTAAAGAAAGATGTGGACTTAGATTTTAATCCTGATGCCTATGAGTGGATCATTCTCATAGGTTCGGAGCCTTTGAAATTTTACACAAAGGTAACTCAAGTTATGCAGTATGCAGGAACAATTGTGGACGATAAGTTTCTTCCTACAATTAATCCTGCTATGCTTGCATTTAAACCTGAAGCTAAAAAGACCTGGGAAGATGCCAAGACAAATATTCTTGGATATATCGCAGGCACTAAAAAGAAAGCCGAAATAAGTGGTGATAAGTTTAAGGGAATCGAAGATACCGAAGAAGCCATTGAATACATTCAACGTTGCATTGACTCTCCCTATGATTTCATAGGTATTGACTCTGAGACTACTGGATTGTATCCTCGTAATGGTCATATTCTCGGAATCAGCCTGTCGTATGAGCCAGACGTTGGTGCATATATTAACGCAGACTGCTTGGATGAAAGTGCTGAAGAAAAACTACAAGAGCTTTTTGATAAGAAAAGAATGGTATTTCACAACGCAAAGTTTGACATACCTATGTTTGAGTTCCATTTCAATGTAACGATTCCAAAGTTCGAAGATACAATGCTTATGCACTACATGCTTGACGAAAATCCAGGCACTCACGGGTTGAAGATGCTCGCCATGAAATATACGGACTATGGCGACTACGAAAAGCCGATGTATGCTTGGATGGAAGAGTATAGGAAACAGAATGGTGTTCTCAAGAATGATTTCAAATGGGAATGGATTCCTTTTGAGGTAATGAAAGACTATGCAGCTATTGATGCTACAGTTACTTTCCTTTTGTTTGAAAAGTTTGAGAAAGCTCTAAAGAAGGGTAATCCAAACCTTCTTCGAGTATACAAAAATATTCTGCTTCCTGCCTGCAGGTTCTTAATGTCTGTACAAGATAACGGAGTACCTTTCTGCAGAGATCGTCTACTTGCTAGTCAAGACTTGATGCTCGAAGAAATTACAGACGCAGTACAGATTTTACAGAACCACGAAGCTGTCGTAGCTTTTCAAAAAGCAGAAGGCAAAGAGTTTAATCCCAATAGTGTGTTACAACTTCGTAAGTTGTTGTTCGACTATGCCAAGCTTGAGCCTACAGGCATCAAGACTGAGAAGGGAGAACACTCTACAAATTCTGAAGTGTTGGAACGATTAGCTTTACAAAACGAGATTCCCCAGCTTATTCTTGATGTTCGTAAAAAGACTAAGATTAAGAATACATATCTCGATAAGATTATTCCTCAGCTTGATAGGGACGGTCACTTACGGACCAATTTCAATCTGCACGGAACAACTTCAGGACGCCTCTCTTCGAGTGGTAAACTGAATATGCAACAGATACCTCGTGATAATCCAATAGTAAAAGGCTGTATTCGAGCTTCGGAAGGTCACAAGATTGTTGCAATGGACTTAACCACTGCCGAAGTATATGTAGCTGCTGTACTTGCAGATGACCTCGAACTTCAAGACGTATTCCGGTCTGGAGGAAACTTTCACTCTACGATTGCTCACAAGGTGTTTCGTTTAGATTGTCCGATCGAGGAAGTAGCAGAAAAGTACACGACCTATAGGCAGGCTGCGAAAGCGGTAACCTTCGGTATTATGTACGGTGCTGGACCGCATAAGATTAGTGAACAAGTTACTAAAGACGGTGGAAAGCTTTCCGTTGAACAAGCTCGACAGATTATCAAAGAATACTTTGGTGCTTTCTGGAAACTCGAAGAGTGGATTGAAACCCAGAAAAAGATTATTATGAGAGACTCTGCTATCTATTCTCACTTTGGACGTAAACGTCGATTGCCTGATGTAAAGTCAGACAACAAAGGAGTACAAGGTCACGCAGTTCGATCTGGTTTGAATTTTCTAGTTCAATCCGCCGCTTCAGATATCAATCTCATCGGAGGTATAGAAGCTCACGCAGTGTTGCAGCAGCGCAAAATGAAAAGTAAAATTTTCGCGTTAGTACACGACTCTGTGTTAGCGGAAGTACCTTTAGATGAAATTGATGAGTATTGCGATATACTAAAAACTGAGATTCAAAGAGATAGAGGAATTTATATTTCCGGTGCTCCCGTAGGTTGTGACTTTGAGATTGGAGACGATTACTCAATGGGTAAGTTTGAAAGTAAATATGGTAATCTCACTAACGTATAAACAAGTGTGTAGACGAATTCGCTTTCCGGTACATACAGTTCCTCGGGATGACCTGTACTGGGAAGACGGATTACTAATGTTGGATAATCTAGTAATAGATGATAAGAATCAGAAAGGAGATACTCTCGGCATAAGAAGGCTTCAAACTCCTCATAAGTTGAAGAGATTGAATAAGACTTACCTAGAATTTTCTGATCTTCTATATGAAAATCCTCCAATATTAATTGACACAAATGGAATAGTTTTTTCCTATCAAAAAACTAGGTGGCAGAATGTGATAAGCCACAAGATTAAAAAAAGAGAGCAAATGGATACTCACACCCGAATATGGTTGCATGGAGTAAATTTCGCTTTCTTAGTTTCAAACCCTCCTGTAGGGAAAGATTGGGCTCAAGTCTTGTATCTAAGAAAATGGCCCTGGCTACTGTATGGTTTTTCAGAACGCAAGGAAAACACTACAAAAAGGAAGATTTAATGCCAAGAAGAAAAAGAGACGTATTATCTAGTCTTAATTTTTATTTAAAAGAAATAGAACCTTTAACAAAAAGTCAGCTTGAAGTGTTTGAGTCTGACAAACATTTAATGCTTCATGGATGCGCAGGAACGGGGAAAACTTATATTTCCTTATATCTTGCTCTTGATGACTTACAAAAAGATGTATATAATAAGATTTTACTTGTTCGTAGTGCAGTGCCTACAAGAGAAATGGGTTTTCTTCCAGGTACGGAAGATGAAAAATCAAAAGTATATGAAAATCCTTATGTAAATATTATGCAGGAATTGTTTAGCCGAGGAGATAATCCTTATGGGCAAATGAAACAAAAAGGAATTATAAATTTTTTAACCACTTCTTATATTAGAGGAACTACATTCTCTGATTCAGTAGTAATTGTAGATGAGTGCCAAAACATGACTTTTCATGAGCTTGATAGTATCATCACAAGAGTCGGGCAAAACTGTAGAATTATCTTTTGTGGAGACTTTTTTCAGACAGATTTACGAAATAGTGGTTTGAAAGACTTTATAAAAATTATAAAGAATATGAAAGAGTTTGATTTTATTGAGTTTGGTATTAATGATATTGTGCGTTCTGACTTTGTAAAAAATTATTTAGTAGAAAAGTATAAAGAAGGAATACAATGAAAAGCAATATAGAAATGGAGAGCTTAGAACGTAAAATAGACCAACTGGTAAGCAGGGTAGAGATGCTACAGCGAAGACTAGTTGATGTCGAAAATTTCCAAGTTACTCTAAGAAAAGAAAGACAAGAAAGAAATTTAAAAGACGAGATGTGGACTAAAGCTTGAAAGCGGTTATTTCCAATAGAATTTATATGGATATAGAGCCTTCCGCTCTTGCGGATATTGATAAAGCACTTACATATAAAATAGAGAGCTATAGAAGAGATGCTCCTCCTCAGTATGTAAAAAATTTGAGAAGGTTGAATAGTAATCTTATCTCTATACCTGTTGGAAGAACCGATCTTATTCCCCCAGGATATGAAATCAAAGATAAAAGAATAGAAGTTCCTGTAGACTTCCCTGAGTTTAGGTTTGACCTGAGAGAAAGTCAACAAGAAGTCTATGACCAGCTTAACGACAATGCTGTTATCAATGCTTTTGTATCTTGGGGAAAGACTTTTACCGCACTCGCAATCGCTGGAAAGCTAAAGCAAAAGACTCTAATTATTACTCACACTGTTGCACTAAGAACTCAGTGGGAGAAAGAGATAAGAAAAGTCTTTGGCATAGAGCCTGGAGTTATAGGATCAGGAAAATACAATATTAGTGCTCCGATTGTTGTCGGTAATGTGCAGACTTTGTATAAAATCAAAGAACAGATTACTAAAACTTTCGGAACGCTAATTGTAGATGAGTGTCATCATATACCGGCAAACACCTTTAATCGACTGGTAGACTCTAGCTATGCTCGATATAAGATAGGCTTATCTGGCACGGTAGAAAGAAAAGATGGTAGGCATGTAATGATGCCTGACTACTTTGGACATAAGAGATTTACTCCGCCCAAAGAAAATTACATGCAACCTTCTGTAGACGTAATTCAAACTAAAATACGTTTTATGGACGGTGCTAAAATACCTTGGGCTAACAGAATAAACGATTTGGTAGCTCAGGAAGAATACGGTAAACTTATTTGTTTTCTCGCCGCCGCTTATAGAAAGAAAGGACACAAAGTATTACTTCTCTCCGACAGAGTATATTTTCTCAAAAGAGTAAAAGAAACTTTAGGAGACTACTGCGAACTTATAACAGGAGAAGTACCTCTAGCGGAGCGAGAGAAAAAGATAGAAAGAGTACAGGCAGGAAAAGTAGATATTCTTCTAGGAACTCAGAGTATTTTTTCAGAGGGTATTAGCGTAAATCCTTTAAGCTGTCTAATACTCGCTACTCCTGTAAACAATACTCCTCTACTAACACAGTTGGTGGGGAGAGTGATAAGGGAACATCCTGGAAAGATAGATCCTGTTATAGTAGATATAAATTTAAAAGGAAAAACCGCAGAGAAGCAAGCAAAATTACGTCTTGGGCATTACTTACAACAACAATATGATGTGTTTTTTAAGGACATGTGAGAAAAAAAGTTCTTGACAATTGTAGATCTTCCCTGTATAATATACGGTCTGACTTCGAGAAATAGTAGTGATTTTTTATAATTGGGCAAAAATGTACTTAGCTACGGAAGGTAATTCTTCGGCTATAGTTACATTAATCGCAAATATAACCTACCCCACCCTGCCTAAAAATGTGCGGGATCCTATCTATCGTTTGATTCAGAAAGACTGGACTGGCGATAGCTTTCTATTGCACCCAGAAAAAATATTATCAAACCGAAGCAAGTTCGGTGACACGGAGCTAGCACAGTATGTGGCACTCGCTAGTTTTCGCAGCTATGCTGAATATGAAGCCACAGGAAAACGCAGTTTAAACATGCTTATATCGCCTGTTTCTACTGTAATTATTGACAACAACAGACTACTCTCTCGTGTAGAAGATGAAGTTTTCTTCTGCTGGGAAGAAGTCACGCATTAAAAGGAAAAACTATGGGTATTAAATTTACTTCATCCGCTGGGGGAGCTAAGAAAAGCTCTTTAGAGCAGTACACTTATAAAAATGGAGACAACTGTGTTCGTCTTTTCGGAGATCTTCTACCTCGATATATCTATTGGGTAAAAGGTGAGAATGATAAAAACATTCCTATGGAGTGTTTATCTTTTGACCGAGAAAAAGAAGCTTTTGTAAACCAAGAAAAAGATTGGGTTCGTGAATACTTTCCCGATTTGAAATGTGGCTGGTCTTATTCTGTACAGTGTATAGACCCCTCTGACGGTAAAGCTAAAGTATTTAACCTAAAGAAAAAATTGATGGATCAGATTCTTGTAGCTGCTGAAGATTTGGGCGACCCTACTGACTTGGAAGCAGGTTGGGACATCCACTTTAAGCGTGTTAAGACCGGTCCTAACGTATACAATGTTGAGTATACTCTTCAAACTTTAAAGTGTCAGAAAGCTATTCGCGCTCTGACAGACGAAGAAAAAGATGTTGTGGCTAGCGCTACTCCTATTGATGAACTTCTAACTCGTCCTACTCCCGATGCTCAGAAAGAGTTATTGGAAAGAATTATGACGGCGGGTGCAGGTGCAGACTCAAACACCGATGAAAGTATTGAAGATGAGTTTGATGTTGCCTAATGAAGATTCTATTCTCTGCCGATTGGCATATTAAATTAGGTCAAAAAAACGTGCCCCTGAACTGGGCACGTGCTCGCTATGATTCATTCTTTCATCAGATTCATATCTTGGAAGACGATGCTGATTTGCATATTATTGGCGGCGACCTATTCGACAGAGTACCAACAATCGAAGAATTAGAATTATACTTTACTTTTGTAAAAAAGTGTAGTATAGAAACGATTATCTATGATGGTAATCATGAAGCTACGAAAAAGAATAAAACTTTTTTCACAGCTTTAAAAGAAGTTACTAACTCACTCAACCCCTTGGTCTATGTAATAGATGAAGCTTTTGAGGACGAGAGAGGCTTTAGTATTTTGCCTTATTGTGATTTACACAAGAAAAGCTCTATAGAAATGCTAAATAAGTCTCTACCCGTGTTTACTCATGTGCGCGGAGAAATACCTCCTCACGTTACTCCAGAGGTTGATTTAGATAGATTTAAACGATTTCCAATAGTTTTTGCTGGGGATTTGCATTCTCACTCAAACTGTCAACAAAATATAGTGTACCCTGGTAGTCCTATGACAACTAGTTTCCATCGTTCTAAAGTAGCGACGGGAGTAATTACTATAGATACAGAATATTGGGAGTGGGTTTGGAATGAGTTAGAGCTTCCACAACTACTACGGAAGACAGTAACCGACCCTGCTGATATGATAAATGGTTTATATGACCACGTTATATATGAGTTAGAGGGAGACCTTGGTGACCTTGCAAAAGTAACCTCTACTGATCTCCTTGATAAGAAGGTTGTAAGAAGAAGTTCTGAAGCTACTCTTGTACTAGACAAAGAGCTTACAATCGGAGAAGAGTTAGTAGAGTATCTAATGTATGTACTAGAGATACATGATGAAAAAATACCAGACATATTAGGAATATTTAATGATTACGCTAAAAACTTTGAAATGGAGTAATTGCTTCTCTTATGGAGAGGGCAATGAGCTTGATCTTTCTGACAGCAAACTGACCCAAATTTTGGGCAGTAATGGTGTTGGTAAATCTTCTATTCCTCTTATACTGGAAGAAGTGTTATTTAATAAAAACTCGAAAGGAATAAAGAAAGCCGATATTCCAAACAGAGAATTAAATAATGGATACTCAATCTACCTTTCATTTTCGAAGGGTGGAGATGAGTACGAAATAGACCTTCAGCGTAAGTCTTCGCTTAAAGTAAAGTTTCTAAAGAACGAAGAAGATATTGGCAGTCATACGGCCACCAATACTTATAAAAGCATACAAGAAGTTCTTGGAATTGATTTCAAAACATTCTCTCAGGTAGTTTACCAAAATACAAACGCAAGTTTGAATTTTTTAACTGCTACTGATGCTAATCGTAAGAAGTTTCTTATAGACTTGTTAGGGCTAGAAAAGTATGTAAAACTTTTTGATGTGTTCAAAGATGCTTCTAGAGAAGTCGAGCAAGAATTTGCAACGCTTGAAGGTCGCATTTCGACTATTGAAAAATGGTTGGAAAATAACCGTTTGACCGATACTACCCCACGAGAACTTGTAAAAGTACCGAAAATG